CGCGGCAACTCGGGCGACGACGTCGGGTTCCGCGCCGCCTCTTACCTGTAACTCTGAGGCCCTGAGCGGTAGCGACTGGGCCTGCCTCCCACACCATGAGCCACCCCACACGCAGCATCCACGCCCAGGCCGGCTTGCACCGCAAGCTGGTACTGTTCGGCGCGCAGCTGGAGCTGTACCTGGCTCATTTCCCGTCGCATCACAAGTATGTGATGGCGCAGCAACTGCGCCAGGCCTACCTGGATGTGTACAACCTGGTGACCGAGGCGCAAAAGCGCTACCACAAGCGCACCACGCTCAGCCAACTCGACGTGCGCCACGAGCAACTGCGCATGCTGCTGCTGTTGGCGCACGAGCTGGGCTTGTTCAACTTCTCCAAGGGCAAGCAAGACGCCGAGCAACCGGGCGAGCACCGGGCGCTGGTAATGCTGCGCCTGGTGGACGAGCTGGGCCGCATGATCGGCGGCTGGCTGCAAAAAGAATCGGCCCCGGGCGGTGACGCTCAGGGCCCGCTGCCTGCGGTCGCCGCAGCAGCGCAAGAATCCGGCGAGCGAGAGCTTGCCGGTGCGGTAGGGGCTTGACATGCTCTGTGTGATCTCTGGCGGCAACTGGAACAACGGCAGCAATGCCGGGGTCTGGGCGCTGAACTTGAACAACGACCGCGGCAACTCGAACGACAACATCGGGTTCCGCGCCGACTCTTCGCCTGGCCTGCCCCATGCGGCAACAGCCGACCGGCAAAGAGGGAGCCCCCGTCGCGGCTGGTGCCGAAATCTGCCGCTGCAGCGCCCTTCAGTAGCCCGCACGCCGGCCCATGTTGGCCGCAGGGCGACCACTGGCGCCGCAGCACCTACACCTGGCCGGGGCGCCGCATGAAGCGCCACGGCAACCTGCTGCCCCTGTACGCCACCGAGCTCGCCCTCATGGCTGCCTACCAGCGGGCGCGCGAGCAAAAGCGCAACAGCCGAGGCTGCTTTCTGTTTGAGCGCAACCTGGGCGCCAACATCGCCGCCCTGTGCCACGAACTGCGCACCGGCACCTACCAGCCGCAGCCGCTGAATCGCTTCTGGGTAAACGACGGCCGCAAGCCGCGCTTGATCGAAGCCCCGTCCTTCCGCGACCTGGTAGCCCAGCACGCCGTTTACGCCGTGGTGGGCCCGATCTTCGAGCGCCGCCACATCAGCACCACCTTCGCCTGCCGCAACGGGCTGGGCACACACGCCGCGGCTGACTGGCTGCAAGCCGCCATGCGCCGCGCCCCGCGCACCGCCTGGACGCTGCACGTCGATGTGCGCAAGTTCTTCTACAGCGTAGACCGCTCAACCCTGGCCGCCATCGTCCAGCGCTTCATCAAGTGCCCTGCCACCTTGCACCTGTTGCACCTGTTTGCCCAGCGCCCTGAGCCGGTGGGCATCCCCATCGGCAACCTGATGAGCCAGACCTTTGCCAACCTGTACCTTCACACGCTGGACGACTTTGCCAAGCGCACGCTTAAGGTGACCGACTACGGCCGCTACATGGACGACGCGGTGATGATCGCACCCAGCCGCGCGGCAGGCACACAGTGGCTGAAGGCCATCCGCCACCACCTCAGCCTGCTGGGCCTGGCCATCAGCCACCACAGCCTGCAGCCCCTGCGCCGAGGCGTGAATTGGGTGGGCTACCGCACCTGGGCCCGCGCCCGGTTCGTGCGCCCGCACCTTATCTCAGCAATCCGTGCTGATGCCCGCGCCGGCCGGCTTCAGTCCATCGTTTCACGCCTGGGCCACGCGCGCCACACGGCATCTCATCAACCCCTCGTCCACTACCTGACGGAGCACCACCATGCCCTCTCTCATCGCCTACCGCAAAACCATCACCGCCATCAACACCTTCGAGCTGCGGCTGCCTGAATCCACCCCTGGCCAGCGCCAGGGCCAGGAAATCGCCACGCTGGCCGATGGCCGCACCATCGTCGTGCTGGATGACGGCGCCACGCTGCCGACCGACCAACCCGCGCAGATCGCGCCCAGCATCGAGACGCTGCCCAGCCCGCTGCCCGCGGAGCTGCGCGCCCAAATCCTGGCCGCCAGCCCGCATGCGCGCCTCATCAGCCAACGGGTGGTAGAAAAGATCCGCGCCGAGTACAGCGTGGACGACGAAATCAAGCTGCTGCGCATCGCCCCAAGCGCCGAAACCACGGCCTGGAACGACCACGCGGAAGCTTGCCGCGCCTGGGGCCGGGCTGAGCGCGCCAAGCTGGGGCTGTGAGCCAGGTCACCCCTGCATGAAACCCCTGCGCCTCCTGGCCGCAGCCCTCACCCTCAGCGCCGCCGGCCTGGTGGCGCTGACGCAGGACGAAGGCTATACCGACCAGGCCGTCCGCCCCCTGCCCACTGACCGGCCCACCTACGGCTTCGGCAGCACCTGGCGGCCTGACGGCTCGCCCGTGCAGATCGGCGACACCATCCGCCCACCCCAGGCCCTGGCCCTCACCCTGCGCGAAGTGCGCAAAGGCGAAACCGCGCTGCACCGCTGCGTCACCGCGCCGCTGACACAGGGCGAGTTCGACAGCCTCATCTCCTTGGCCTACAACGTGGGGGCCGATGCCGTGTGCCGCAGCACCATGGTGCGCCTGCACAACGCCGGCCAGCACGCCCAGGCCTGCGCCGAGTTCGACCGCTGGGTCTACTTCCAGGGGCGCGACTGCCGCGACCCCGCCCACCGCTGCGGCGGCCTGCCCAAGCGCCGCGCCACTGAGCGCGCCATGTGCCAAGGCCGCCCATGACCCGCGCCCTGCTGGCTTGCATCCTGGTGGCGCTGGCCCTGGCCGGCGTGCAAACCTGGCGCCTGCAGCGCGCGCAGCTCACCGCCGCAGATCTGCGCACCGAGATCCAAGCCCAGCGCCGCCAGGCCGCCGAAGACCGCGCCCAGGCCGTGGCCGCCAGCGCCAGCGCAGCCGCCGCCTACCGCAGCATCGAGCAAGCATGGATCCACAAGCACCAGGAGATTGCCCTTGAAGCCCAAACCCAAGCCCGCGCCCTGGACGCTGCCCGCACTGCTGGTCGCATTGCTGGTGACGGCCTGCGCCACCGCGCCGACGAGCTCGCCGCCACTGCCGCCTGCCCCGCCCCCACCCCCGCAGATCCCGCCCCTACCCCCAGCAGCCCACCAACCCCCAGCCCCGCCGCTGTGCTCGCCGACGTGCTCGGACGGCTGGAGGAAGCTGGTCGAGAGCTTGCTGCGGTAGCAGATGCAAGGGGCACCGCCGGGGCGGCTTGTCAGAGGGCGTATCAGTGGCTCACTCAATGAGCCCCGACTGTGGGGATTTCTGCCCAACTACCCCCTTCAAACGCCTGTTTTGCGCCTATTTCCCCTAGGCGCTTACCTCGTAGCGCGGGTGGCGCATAGGATTCGAAATCCGGCGTACTGGTTCTCCAGTACCGAGGGTTCGAATCCCTCCCTTTCCGCCAAAATCAACAACTTAGCGCGCTTTTCTCAAGTGGCGTTAGGGGGCCTCAGCAGCAGGCACTGTGGGGAAATCCTCCCGGTTCAGGCCCGCTTGCGGCCAATTTGGCCCACAGCGGCCGCCAGGGTGTCGGCATACAGGTGCGCGTAGCGCTGGGTGCTGACCGGGCTTTTGTGGCCCAGAACCTGGCCCACGGTGAACAGCGGCACGCCTGCATTGGCCATTTCGCTGGCCGCGCTGTGGCGCAGATCGTGAAAGCGCACGTCCCCCAGCCCTACCTTGGCCGCTGCGCGGCTCCAGGCGGCCTGCACGCCGCGTTTGTGGCCCGTCAGGGGTAGGTGCTTGAGCAGGTGGCGGATGCGCGGGTGCGCGGGGATGATGCGCGGCTGGCCGTTCTTGCTGTCGGTCAGCACCAGCAGGTTGTCCTGCGCCTTTACGTGCCACAGCTCGCCCAGGCGCATGCCGGTGTAGAAGCACACGCGGATGGCGATCTGCGCCTGCCAACTGCCGCAGGCGCGGCAGGCCTTGAGCATGCCCTCGCGCGTGAGGTACACCTTGCGGGCGTTGCGCACGGCCGGCATCAGCATGCGGGCGGTGGGGTCGGTGTCGGTAAGGCCGTGGCGCTTCCACGCCCAGCGGCATGCGGCCTTGAGCAAGGCCAGGCGGTTCTTGATGGTGGCCGGGCCGGCGTCTGCGGCCTTGATGACCTCTTGGGCCACTGTGGGCAGATCGCTCATCGGGCGGCCCTGCCAGGCCCAGGCGATGGCGCCCAGGTGCTCGGCGGCGCTCTTGTAGCTCTTGAGCGCGGTCTTGTCGGTGAGGTAGTGCTTGACCGCCTGGTCGATCAGGGGTTCGTCGCGGGCGATGCCAGATGCAAGGCCGTACAGGCGCGCGGTTTCGGCTCGGTCGAACGTGTCAGCCTGGGCTTGACTCCAGCCTTGCGGAAGCAGTCGAGTAAGTCGGTGTCGGCGGCCCGCAATGTAGCGGTCGAACTCAAAGCGCCAGCGCTTGTCAGCTTTTGACCAGTAGATCGACATGATGCGAGGTAGCTCTCCACGTCAGCAGGG